TATAATTATGTATTGAATGAAGTCATATACATAGAGTCATATAGATAGTGTAATAGAATAGATTATAAAGTGATATAGAGATAACTTATATGACTCACTCGGCGGGGTTGTAAAGCTTTACAACCCCGCCGAGTGAGTCATATAAGTTATCTCTATATCACTTTATAATCTATTCTATTACACTATCTATATGACTCTATGTATATGACTTCATTCAATACATAATTATAGGTAGAGTCTCTATATCGTTTCCTAATACAATTGTATTAATCGTTTTTCTTTAACATTTTACTTTTATCATATCTCTATCTATCTGTATAGTTAATTCTGTTCGATACGTTGTTTCTCTTTTTACTATACTATTGACTTAATTATTCTATAAAAAAAATACGAAAGAAAAACGATTAAGAACAATTACAATTGTATAGATTAAGCATATAGAGAAACCGCGCTATACTATGTATAAGGAGAAGAAAAGCACCCGATAATTATAATGTCTCATACTATTACTGAACTACACGCCGAAGTCTTTCAATCGGATTTAAAAGAGAAAACAATGGATTTTTTTGATACACTTTGTAGAAAAAAATGTTTTAAGGATATGACGATTTATAAAGACGATTATGAGAGACGTGTATTTTATACAAAGACTCTTAAATACGGGAGTGAAGAAATCGCTATTCAAAAAAAGAAAAATACCGAAACACCCTCTTATTATATAATGAGAACACGAACGAGCAACGAGACTAAAAGAACCGTTGTTATAAAAGAACGATGCGTTATTGTCCCGTGTAATAAGGAACAATTTAAAATTTACGAGGAAATGGATCGAAACACGAAAATCACGCATCGTGATTTTTTAGAATGTATAAACAATAATCTTATAGTGATGTTAGATTATAGAGGAACTAAGAGGGTTATTAAATATGATATTAAGGCGTAATCGAACAACCATAAAAACACCCGCATTAGATAGAATTTTGTTTTATTTTTTTTTGAAAAATTAAAACAATTGAATTAGGTTAAGCATATAGAAAATAGATTGTATTACTATCTGTTGAAGGATTTTAAAAATTACACGGGCGTATTTTGAATTCGTTCAACACATAATTATAGGTAGTGTTTTTATATCGTTTTGTAATTGAATTGTATTAATCTATTTTCTTTAACATATCTATAACTATGTATTAGAAATAGGGTATGAATAAACAAGGTGCATTTGTGTATTATTGTGTTGAGATTTACCGTATTTTTTATATTTACCTCCACACGCACATAAAATTAATGGTGAATTATTTATATATTTTTTTTGAGATCCATATATGATTTCTTTGTTATTGACTCTATACTCTTCAATCGTTCTGCTCGGAAGTTGTTTATTTAACGTCGCCACACGTTCTTCGAGCCAGTATCTCTCACGTTTTAACACGTCGTTCTTATCAATACACTCACGGCGTTCAATCTCTATAACCTCCCAGTTGTTCCACCCCCCGTTCTTTCGTATAAATTGATATACGTATGTATTATGGTGTATATTGTTTTCGTTAATACATACGGATTTATGATTGTATCGCCGTTTAACTAAATTCGTCGTGCTCCCAACGTATCTATCCGTTATGGTTAAATCCTTGCACACGATCTCATAAAAAAACACATTAGATAAGTCTATGGGGTGTTTAGGCATCTTATAAGACAGTATAAGTTTTCTTTATATCTATTATAGATTAATTGAATTGTATAGATTAAGCATATAGAGAAACCGTGCTATACTATGTATAAGGAGAAGAAAAGCACCCGATAATTATAATGACTTATACCAGAACCGAACTATACACGCATACCTGCGATGGCGTTAAATTTCTTCGAACTATGGATTTTTTTAATTATCTTGGTAGAAGGGGCTGTTTTACGGATATGACGATTTTCGGGGACGATTATGAAACTTATACGATTTATAACCGAACCCTAAAAAACGGAAGCATAACCATAGAAATAACAAAAAAATATGACTATACAGTCCCCGCCTATGACATAAAAAAAAGTTATATGAAGTATGACGGGAAAAAAATAATAACCATAGAAGAAACCTGTATTTTTATGGTTATGGACGATAAAAGTTTAGAAATCGTAAGAGACGATTTAAAACCGAATGATTACGTCCGTAAATTGTGGAAAGACAATAATTATATGATATTTGATTATGAAATCCACAGAGAGATAATTAAACATAAAATTCATTAAAGAAACGATTAATACAATTGTATAGATTAAGCATATAGAGATTAGCCTATTAGTTATATATAGGAGTTATATAATCTATATATAATATATAGGATGAGGAAATTGAATATGACCCCCGAAGAGAAAGCCGCACACGTTAAGGAGTTGGCGAAGGCTCGACAGAAATTGTATTACGACAAGAAAAAGCAAGACCCCGAATTTGCGAAAAACCGCAGCGAATACTACGCAGAGCGAAACGGGAAAAAAGCCGATAAAACCCCATCGAAAAACAAGAAAACGCGATCCCGAAAACACCTGATCCAGAACCGCTCCTGCCCAACCCGCTCCCGAACCCGCTCCCGGGCCCACCTCTCCACCCTCCGAACCCACAGACCCCCTATCACATTTTAAGAAGAAAAACTACATTCTTAAAGACTTCAAGAACGCCGACAAGACCGTATCACGCATCATATATAAGAAACTGAACGCCGACGATATTATGGAATTTATGAAGTTATACCCCGAACTATTTTTAGACAGGGCGAAACAGACCCCCCTCCCCGCATCGACGATGAAGGACTACACCGCCCGAACGAAAGCCCTTATTGAAGATATGAGGGCACGCGACAACTTCATATCCGCATTCGTGAATCACGCCGCCACCATTAGAAACATACGGGAAGCCATAAGCACCAAGACGCATAAACCATACGAATACAATACCATTATCAAGAAGATAGCCATTTTGAGTTCTATCGCCAGAGCCCTTAAAAAGGGCGGACTATTCAAGAAAATCACAGACGAACAGTTTGAATACCTATGCGATAAATACGCAGCCGTAATCAACGAAAAAAGGGTGGAGAAGGCGGTCGTGGAGATAAGCAACAGAAACAACGCAGAATACGCCGTGCCCGAATGGAGCGTTTTAGAAGACGACGTAGTCAATGAGTTCGGACACGGATCGATACAGCACGTCATTACCGTCCTTTACAGATACAACACCGTGCGAAACGATTACGTCAATAGACCCGTGTATTTTAAGAAATACGAAACGGGAGACCCATACGGATTCTACGTAGTTTTTAAAAAACTAACGAAAATGAGATTCGTATCGAGCCGTAAGAAGACGGGATACAAAAACGGCGTTATGGATCTTATTGATTACACATACGACCCACGGGCAACCGCAGTCATTACAGAATTCATTAAAACGAATCACATACAGGACGGGCAAGACCTGCTGCCGAAATCCATAAGCGGAATCGTTAAAGATATGATGACACGGGTCGGCGTAGTCATGCCCCCCAACGCCAAACCCATATCCATTTTTAGAAACATAGACTCGGGCATGGGCGGATCGATAGACCCCAAGGCGTTCGCAGAAAAGGCGAAACAGTCGGGACACTCCGTAGCCACGAAAATGAATATCTACGCACGGGTTAAAAGTGATTAGACTATTTAATTGATTACGAAAACGATATAAAGGAATGATTAGTATTATATATAGATTAGAAGAATAACCAGAACGATAAGATGCCCGTCTATAAAGATATGGATAAACGCAGAGCCGATATCAACAGAAACGTTAAGAAATACTACGCCCTCAACAGAGCGAAGGTGCTCCTCTACAAGAAGAATTACACACTCTACAAAAACGAATGCCTCCGAATGAGGAATATACTAATTGATTAATATAATAGATTAATGATAAATAGGATATAGAGAGGAAATTGTAATAATACTATATAGCAGTATAGTATTATGTCCGTGTTTAATTCTTTTTTAGAAAAATATGATTTGATTGGCTTCACTTTTAACTCTATTTTATATGAAAATAACAGAAAATCGTTGAAGGGAATGCCCTCGTGGCGGGATATTAATAAAGATAATTATAGGGGGTATATTAAACCCAACCACACGGGATACGCCGTCATTACGGGGAAAATTAACAATATTACGGGCATAGACATAGACGACAGAACTATCTACGAAGAATGGTTAAAGGAATACCCAGACCTGAAAAACCATTTTACGGTGCAGACGAACAAGGGCGTACATATCTATTTTAGATACGTCGAACAACTGAAAACAACCACGAATATCCTGAAAGGCGTGGATATTAGAAACGACAACGCAATTTTAATATCACCCCCTACAAAATATTTAAAAAATGACGAAACCGTTGAATACAAGATAATACACGAAAACACGTTTAACCACATACCAGAATACATTTTTAATAAATTTAACGTCAAAGAAAAAGAGCCCCTGAAAATTGAAAACAAAATCGTTTATAAAAACGATGACCCGCCCGAAGAAACGCACCAAGATGAAAACAACGTTAAAATACAAAAACTGCTCGATATTATTAAAATTGATGTCAAAGACAGAGAAACGTGGATGCGGGTCTGCTCCTGTATAAAGTATAATGGTTTAACGAAAAATGACTGGGTTAATTTTTGTTTAAACAACAATCTTAATATGGACGAAGAGAAACACAAAATTTTTAACTCGCTGAAACCATACCCGATTAAAATATACTACCTACAATCACTCGCAAAAGAGAGCAACCCCAAGGAATACCTGAAATGGCAGGAGAAATACGAAATCTACTACATTAGTATAAGCGATTTAGAAGATACATACAAAACCTCCACCATCATAGCATTAACGTTAAAAAATACACTCATAAGATGCAATGAAGAATGGTATATGATAACAGAAAACAACTTATGGAAAAAACAGAAAGAACCGTCTTTCTATATAATTAGCGAATTAAGGAAATACATAGACGAGAGCAATAAAAAGGTGGTTTTTAAAATATCAAAGACGTTCGGCGACGAAAAAGAAAAACTGATTGAACTATCAAAAAAATACCTCAACGCATACAAATCCATATCGAACTCCTCATACATTAACGTTTTAACCAAATTTTTAAGGACACTACTCGTGGACGACGGGTTTAACGAGAAATTAGACGCCAACAGCGGGAAAATGGCGTTTAAAAACGGGATTATGGATTTAGAAACCAAACATTTTAGAGAGGGCATTTATTCGAGCGATTTTATCACCAAAACCATACCATACAAATACGAACCCGCAGATAAAACTAAAACACAGTTTTTAAGGGGCGTGTTGTTGAAAATACTCAATAACAACGAAGAACAATTAGAATACTTCTTATCTATCATAGGATTTACGTTTTTAGGGAAACCGAATTTAGAAAAGTCCATTTATTTCTGTATTGATTTAACAGACAGTTCAAGGGGGGACAACGGCAAAACGTTCTTCTTTGATATTTTAACTACCCTACTACCAAATTACGTTTATAAATCCAAAGGATCACTCCTCGAGCAGGACAATAAAAAAGTCCATAAACAACTGGCGATGATGGGCGGGATGCGGTTAGTATGGATTGATGAATTAAGTAAGAAAAAAAATAACAACGAAATTATGAAAGAACTCGGCGACGGGATGAAAACCGAAAACGAGGTTATGTTCGGGACAAGCGACCTTTTAAACATTATGTTTAAATTATTCGTTCTATCGAACAACAAACCGAATATTAGTGCGGATGAGACAGCCGTGTATAATAGATACAAACAAATATCATACGGCTCACACTTTGATAGGACGGGCGAAAGAACCGTGGAAGACCCCGATAGTCTATTGTTTATAGCCGACACAACTCTCGGGGATAAAATAAAAGAACACTATTTTAATGAAGTGTTCGAATTGATTATTGATTACGCAAATAAATACTGTGAAAGAACCTTACCACCCATACCCGAACAATTTAAAAATGATACCAAAGAGACGAATTTAACAAACGATAAATTTAGTCTGTGGTTTAACGAAAACTGTGAGGTGGATGTTGGATATAAAATATCTTTGAAAGAATTAGTGAAAAATTGTAGGTTTGAAGAAAAATATTTAAAAGAGGGGTTAAAACGGCTCGGATATAAATACAATAGAGAATTGAAAGGTGTGGGTAAGGAATTAAACGGCAAATACAACAAAGGCGGTTATGTAGGGTTTCGTATTAATCAAGAAGAGGATTATGAAGATATACCAGAAAATTATGTTTTAAATGAGATATAGATTAGTCTTATTATACCATTGTCCCATTGTCCCATTGTCCCGTTAAAAAAAAAGTATATTATATAGTAGATACCCTACTGGATTCTTTATAAAAAAGGGGGCACGGGACGGGACACGGGACAATCTCTTAATCTATAAATACAATAGAGAATTGAAAGGTGTGGGTAAGGAATTAAACGGCAAATACAACAAAGGCGGTTATGTAGGGTTTCGTATTAATCAAGAAGAGGATTATGAAGATATACCAGAAAATTATGTTTTAAATGAGATATAGATTAGTCTTATTATACCATTGTCCCATTGTCCCATTGTCCCGTTAAAAAAAAAGTATATTATATAGTAGATACCCTACTGGATTCTTTATAAAAAAGGGGGCACGGGACGGGACACGGGACAATCTCTTAATCTATAAATACCATACAATCTCTTAATCTATAAATACCATACAATCTTCTATCCTATATATATAAACTTATGAATTACCAAATAAAAAATTATACGAAAGAACAAGCCCGAGAGTTGGGGGTGCAGGTTAAGCCGTCCTCTGTGGTCGGCAAGAAGATAGACGTGTTTAGGGACGGCAAGAAGGTCGCCTCCGTGGGCGATTTAAAGTATAGCGACTACCCCACGTATATAATTAGCCACGGGCGAGAGTATGCCGATGAACGGCGACGCCTGTATAGGATACGCCACAAGAACGATATGAACGTTAAAGACTCTGCGGGGTTTTATGCGTCCCGCCTCCTCTGGTGATTACTTTACCCATATATAAATGTATTCAATATACCTCCCGCTTTTACTCTTTGTATAAATTGATTTATCACAACACTCTCCTATAAGGGGTTCTAAAACACTATCGTATATCTCGTGGTTGGCGTTAATCACGAAATGTCCGCCTGTCTGTAATCCGTCGTAGGCGTTTTTAAAAATCGTGGTGTATAGGGCGTTCCATTCTTCTTTACTCCTTTTAGGCGTTCCGTTATACAATTCAAGATTGTAGTATGGGGGGGACGTGAGCACCATATCATAGGTGTATGTGGAGAAGTCCACGGTCTCGGCGGGTTTAATTTTTATGTTATACTCCTGATAGGAGTCCTTCGTGATGGTGATGAGTTCCTGTATAATCTGTTTATAGGGCTCGTATAGGTCGGGGTTGGTGTCGAAGCCCGTGTATGAGACCCCGCATGACATAGCCCCCACCATTCGTCCGCCGAATCCTGCGAAAGGGTCTATAATGTGCCTCGGGTTAAATTCTTTGATGATTGCTGCGGTGGTGCTCGAATAGAATGAGCCGATAGAGCCGAAGTAGAGTTTAAAACATTCATAGACGAGCCGTATAGGCGTGTATGCCCCTTCGTTGTTAGTCAAAAAATTACGGACGTATGCTTTCTTCTTATACTCTTCTAAATTGTTAAAGAAGTGCCAGAATGTGATGCCTTTGTTGCCGACCGTGTCTAACTGATTTAGGAACGTGAAGTAATTAACACATAGGTTGCCCGTGCGTGAGCGAGTGCCCATGTATCTGTATTCTTTAAGCATTTTAAAATCGTTGATGGCGTCCCTGTATGTGATGTCCTTTATGTGTTTAGCGACTACCATTTTTTCAAGAGTATTCATTTTCTTTTTATATTGAATATCAAAAGAAATAAAATTAAGCCTGTGTTATTAACACGTGGTTCGTTTTTTTATGTGTGTTTTCATACCGCTTACCGTAGGGGGCGTAGAAGTAGTTTTTGTTAAAATTATCCCGTATAAACGGCGTGTCCTCCACGGCGAGAAAAACCCGTGCTGTCATATCGTTAATGTTGTTCTTTAATAGAAATTCGTAGATGTCAAAGTTGTAGTTCTTATAGAAGCATTTGTTATACGTGCCCTTATAGGGGGGGTCAAGAAAGATAAACGCCTTATCGTTCTGCCCGTATTCGGTCATAACTTCAATAGCGTCGGTGTTCCTAAACGTGATGTCCTCTGTGCGGAGAAAGTTAATTATAGGGCATTCGTCCATGCGGAGGATGGACTTCCTAAACAACTCAATCTCTCGGGGGTCGTTGGGGTACACCCGCTGTCTAAAATAGAATACTTTATTCCTCATATACCATCCCCACACGGTCTCCTCCCTGATAATTTTGTAGTGTTTTTCTTTATTGATGTCGCTCATTAGGAGCATAATCTCGTCTATAAATATTTTCGTGAGTCTTTCGTCTTTTAAAATGTTGTATAACTCTATCAAGTGTTGATTGTTATCGTTAAGCACGTATTTAAATTCTAACGGGTGGAGTGTGTGAATGTAATAACTCATGGCGGACGTCCCGCAGAAGGGTTCAACGATGTATTCCATATCGTATAAGTCCACCCGCTCGGTGATGTCGTAATACAACTGCTCGACCTCGTTCCGTTTGTTTCCAGCGTAGCCGAACACGAAATGGTTTTTCATTTCTTTTATATAATTAGTTAAAGAAATAAATATCTGGATGGATTATATAAAGCAATAAAACAAAATGACGAAAAAGAAAGAAGTAGTGTTGCCACCCGTAGAAGTAGCCGAGGAGGCGGTGGAGGAGGTCGCCGAACCCGAGCCCGAGTCCACAGCCGACGATGACGACGATATTCAAGCACCCCCGCCCGTGAAGACTGTCAAACCAAAAAAGAAGAACGGCACGTTTATCGTTGACCCATATAACGTTAAGCCTAAACCGAAGCGAGTCCAGAGCGAAAAGCAGAAAGAAAACTTTCAAAAAATGGTGGACGCCAGAAACGCCAAGATAGAAGTTATACGGGCTGAGAAAGCCCGTTTAATGGCGGAGGACAAGGTCAAGACGGAGGAGCGTATCGTGAAAAAGGCTGTGTCGATTCAAAAAAAGAAATTGAAGAAAGAAAAGGTTATAGAGGAGGTGAGCGATGATGATGATGACGTGGAGGAGGTTAGAAAAACCGTTAAAGCCCGTCGGGTCATAAAGGAGGTGGAGTATCTCCCCGCCCCAGCCCCCGCTTTCAATTTTCTTTAAACGTTGAACCCCTCCCCCTTCAACCTGTCCGTTGAATGAGAGGTAGCCCACGAAAACGGGTTGAGTAGCCCGAGAGGCGACCCGAAACTATACGACTCCCTCGAACCGAGCGAACTCACCACGTCCCCGCCATAGCGTATTTTCGTGGTGTTGTCCCTGCTCCTGCCGAACACGTTGCCCTCGTTATAGGTGATACGGCTGTCGTTCGCTCCGCCAAGTCTGGAAGCGATCGCCCCGCCAAGAGACGAACCGACGATGGTGGTGTTGTAGCCGTCATACTTACTCTGTGCCTCTTTAAGCGTTTTATCCGCCGACTTATAGCGGTTCGTGTCTTTCAACCCGCCCGACGCCAACCGCAGATCGTTGAATATGTCCGTGCCCGAGCGAGTCCCCGCCACCGAGTATAGCAGTTGTTTATTAGCCACGTCGGTATAAACCTGCTGCCTCTTGCCCGATAGGTCTTTATCCCTCACGTATCCGCCGAGGGAGTCCTGCGGGTTATATGAATTATACACGACGTCCCGCAAGTCCACGCCCTCTTTCTTAAAAATGCTTTTAGGGCGACGCCCCGCCCCCTTTCTAAACAAGGCTGTCATATTCTTTATTTTATTCATATTGTATATATAATGATGCCTATAAAAAAACAGCCCAAGGTGTTTATGAATCATATCGTGATCCACCCCGACCAGAAGCCCGTGCGTCCCGTGGTGAAGCCCGTCCTCATAACGGCGACCGTCCCCCGCAACCCTTATGGTATTAAATTCAACTAAATATTTTCTTTTGTATAATATATATTTAGTAAAGATGTCTTTTTTTAGCGAGAACGAGATTTATAGTATAGAGGATATAATGGACGAGTTCGGGCTGGAGCGAACAAACCCGCTGGTGTATGGGTTGTATCTGTCCCGCAACCCCGACCTCTCGCAGGACGAGAAGGACGATGTCAAGGGTTATATGAATAAACTAATTTATAAACAAAAGAAAATTAACCAAAAGAACATAGAGTATATGGAGAAGCATTTAAGGGAGGCGTAATTCTATTATATAGCCTAAATATATAATAGACGATGGAATCAAATACGAATAGCGTGGTCGAAAGTAAATTAATCGTTTTAAATGCGAAAGACGGGGACAAACTTAACGGCGAGTATCTGAGCCACGTGCGGTTCAATTTCAAGGACATTCTAAAAAAGGAGGAGGACATATTCTACGTGGGTCTGTCCCTTCTGTCCGCCGAGATCCCGTGTAGTTTCTATAACATTAACGTCAATGACGCCACTCTTAATTATAGCGTTAATTCTGTTGAATATTCAATGACGCTGACCGAGGGCAATTACACGGCGACCACGTTTATAGCCGAGTTCGTGAGCCAGTTCAGCACGGGAGGGCACGGGCACACCGTTTCAATGTCTTTCAATAAAACAACTGGTAAATTAACGACAACCAAGACGGCGGGGGTGTATGACATAGTGTATTTATCTGGTTCAATATACGAGGTGCTGGGGATGCTCGAAGGGGCGGAGTACACCATAGCGACAAGTCTGATCCATCCGTATATGCTCAACCTGTTAGGCGTAAAAAAGTTGAAGGTGTACTCGCCGAGTTTCAGTCTGGAAAACTACGACTCCACGGGGCACACGAGCGGGACGCTGGTGCATACTATATCTGTGGATGTGCCGAGTTATTCTTTAATCAATTATCAAAACACGAGCGGGTCGGTTAGTCGAGTGCGAAATAAAACGGTTAATGATATAGAGATAATTATACGGGACGAGAACCACGGACTAATTGATTTTAACAACGTGTACTGGGATATGACTTTCGTGTTGAAGATATATAGGCGTATGCAGCCCCCCACGAACGACAACCTAAATTTAACCCAACTGGCGATGAGTATAATAAACAAGGATGGATTGGAGAACAATCCGCTGCCGACCAAAAAGGAGATTCGTGAGGTTCTGGATAAAATGGATGAGGACAATTTAAGGCAACTGGAACTCTTATTATCGTAATTCAAAATAAATAATATATATTGTTATTTTATACATATAAAACCACGATGGCGACCCTCCCCAAAGAACTCAACTATACGTCCAAGCTTCAGGCTCTGCCGTCCAGCACCCGCACCATTTCTGCGGTAATCTCGCCCAACAACGGCACAACTTTTAACCAAAACGGGGATATTGTTGCCTTTGATTTAGGAGCGAGGGGTTATCTCGTCCCCAACTCACTTTATCTCCGTTATAGAGCGGCGGTGACCGTGGGTGCAACGGAGACTGTTATGTTCGGAACTCCTTATACGACCCCTTTTAGTCGCATGGAAGTTATTATCGGAAATAACACCGTGGAAACCATCCAAGATTTTAACAAGGTGTGTAATTTTATCACTACCTGCAAACTCAACACTGCCCAAAAGGCTGCGGTAGCAGCGGCTTTCGGCAATTACAACCATACTGGAGGCGTATCAAGAACCGATGGAAAATTGATCCCCGCTGCAACAACTACTAACTGCGACATGGCTGGTCCTCTCAACTGCATTTTATCGAACTGCGAAAATTTGTTCCCTCTCGGTCTCGCTCCCGCAGTAAGAATTCAACTTACAACGGAGAGCATAGCACAGATGTTCGAGTTTAACGCCACCGCACAAGCCGTCGAGCTGAGTCGTGTGGAACTCTGCTACGATTTCATAGAATTCGGTCCCGAGATCGATCAGGTCGTCCGCTCGATGGCTGACGCCAACGGCGAACTAATCATTAAGAGCCAGAGTTATTCTTCGTCCAGTCTATATATGCCCAGCGGGTCTTCTGGTCAGCTCGAGTATTCTTTTAACCAGAGACTTTCTTCTATAAAATCAATTTTTAGTATTGTATCCCAGACTGCCACCACGGCAGCGGGTGGTGCAAGAAAGTTCGGGGCAATTGATCCAACCTCTGGATCAGGATCGACCCAATTCTTTATCGGATCTGAGGCGTACCCTCCCCGCCCACTGGAGGCCACCAACAAAGCTGGTATGTATATGGAACTTTTATCCGCATGGGGCAACAACGCCTCGGTGGAGTCTTACAACACGTCTATCACCCCCACCGAGTATTTCATTAACGACGCCGACACGGAGATTCTATCAACAAAATCCAAGCATTACGTCGGCTGCAACGTCGAGCGTATGTGCGGGTCAGCCCTGCTTACGGGCGTATCCAGTCAGCTGAGCCCCATCAGCGTAAGGATCAATATCCCAAGCGTGACCACCAAGAACTGCAACGTCAGTCTTATCACCTGCTACGATGCTCTTATTAGCCTAAACGTGGTCACACGTCAGGCTTCTGTCAAATCTTAAAGAGATTTCTAATTATTCTTTAACAAAAAAACAATAAAAAATAACACTATTAATATATAAAAATGAATATAGTAATAGAGAAGAACGATGCCCCGCATTTAGTGAAGACTAAAATAATCTGCGACACGGGTCTCGCCGACAAACTTAACGATTACGAGGTGTTAAAGCACCTCAACTCGCACAGCACCACGCTGTTAGTTGGAAAACCCGCGAGCGGAAAAACTTCGCTCATAAATTCTTTGTTTAACAGCAAGGATTGTTTCAAAAAGGTCTTTAACAAAGTGTATATTTTTCAGCCTACGTCGTCGAGCGAGTCCGTCAAGAACAATATATTCAACAAACTCCCGCCCGAGCAGATCCATAACGAACTAACGATGGAGACGCTGGAGCAGGTCTATAACGAGATTAAGGGGCTGCCAAAGGATTATAGCAAGTGCATCGTGCTGGACGATCAGGGGTCATACCTCAAAAACAAGGAACTACAAAAACTGTTTAAAAATCTGTGCTTTAACCGTCGCCACATGGGGGTTTCTATTTTCTTTCTGTGCCAGACGTATTACTCCATCCCCCGTGAGTTAAGGAAGGTTTTCAACAATCTCTTTATTTTTAAAACGTCAAAGATGGAATTACAGGCGATCTTTGAAGAGCAGATAGAACTGGATAAGGAATACGTGCAGCCGATAAGCAAGATCGTCTTTGATAAGCCGTATAACTTTTTATTCATAAACGCCGACAGCCAGAGGCTGTATAAGAACTTTGATCGGTTGATATTAAAGAACGAGGAGGAGGATGTTTAATAAAAAATATATATTTATACTTTATACATATAATGAAGAATCCGTTCAAATCCGTCGGCAAACTATTTACGAAGGGAGGCAACAGTATAGCGAAGGGTGCGAAGTCTATTTTTTCAAAGAACACGGCAAACACGTTTAGAAATCACCTGCAGGACACTCTCCAAGAGCAGGGGAAGATTCTTTCAACCGTGGGCAAGATAGCGGCTGGGGCTGCTGTGCCTTTGATGGTGGGTGCGAGTGTTTTACAGCCCGAGTTGATCCCGCTGTTCGCTGGTCTGGGTGCGGCGGGTGTTGGCGTTGGATCTATGGGCGTCCTCGAGTCCAGTGCGGGGAATCTGCTGTCCCCGTCCATATACAAAGGAAATAAGTTGAAGGCGACTGGCAACGTCGTGAATCAAATAGAGAAGGCGGGGAAGAGCGGATCTAAACTGGCTTCGTTCGCATAATCTTTTCTTTAACATTTTTATTTTATCATTATCATTATATATAGCAATAAAAAATGATATACAACGTCGTATTGAATTCGGCAAACAGGTTGGCGGGGACGAATGTGGCGAACGCAGCGTTCAACTTTGATTGGTCTAATCTGGAAGAGGGGGCTTACGAACTCACATTTTCGTTCAACGCTTTTACGGTCGACACAAACGAAGTAATCGTCGTGTCCTGCCCCGACCTCGGCGTTGCTTCTAACGTCTTTACAACAAAAAGTGCGGCGACGGCACAGTCGTTTAACAACGTGTTAGGGGTTATATGTGCGGATAGCTCTTATGATTATATAACACCCGTCACCCAGAACCCTCCTATCCACCTGCAAACCCGCCCCCATTCAAGTCTATTAACCATTTATCTATACACCACGGCGGGTGTGTTGGTTGAACTGCCTAACGACTACGTTTTAATTCTTTCTTTAAAGAAAATATAATTAGATAGTGTATAACACGGATGGCACAGAAAAAGAAGAC